TGTCAGTTCATTATTGGTGTCATCCGTTATTAGACGGTTTTGCACTCCCCGCACAACATCAAAAAGCATATGCCTTCTAGCGTTGCTTCTGCCTTTAATCCAAGTGAAGTCAGGCTGGAACCCAACACCAGTGATGCTTTGCGTTGCGCCTGTGCCAGTATACAGCACAGTATTAAAGTAATCGTCAGCCTGTTCCGCAGCATTTGGGCCGATGGCTGGTTCGCTTAATGATGAAGCACACAAACAAACGTGGTCTGTTGGCACAGCGTATTCAAAAGTACCAATTCCATTAGCATCGCTTTCTGCGCTGGCAACATTTGTGCTGTCTTGCCCAAAGTTTACGAATAAATTGTTTGCACTTGCATTGCCAGTTACCACCAAAAACAAATCTTCGTCATTAGGATTTGTGACTGTACCTATCGGGTCTGTTCCGGTTGATGGGTCAGCCCCTGCGCCGCCAGTTGTAAACCAAGTTCCGTTTCGACTAAACCACACCTCACCAGTAGAACCATCAACCGCAATTCCTATAATATCTCCAGCGGAAGATGAACCCTGACTGTGTGGTGTTGATGTACCGTTAATTTTAAATTCAGTGTGATATAAAGTAATACTGCCGGTGCCGCCAATATTACTACCTGTCGGTATAGAACTAGCAGTGCCTATACCAACCGCATAATATGCACCACCTATCGCAGTTTCTTCCAATTCTATGTAAATTTTTTTATCTTTTGGTATAGCGAACGTAGACTTAGAACCCCAATAACTAGATGACCAACCGCCAGAATCAAATTTTAGATTACCCTCAGAATAACTAGGAGACTGATTGCTGTATACTAAAGGATTATATGTAGCAAAATTATTAGTCGGGCTGTCCGGCACTTGATCGTGTGCGGCAAAGCCAGCGTCTGCGGTAAAGTCAACATTGTTTCCACTTACATCATTGCCAATGTCACTACTGTCAGCGAAATCTAAATGAAACCCAGCATTCCCAAAAGAGCCTGTGTACTCCTTTGCAACCCAAACTCCATTAACAGTCTCGCCAAGATCGTTAATACTTACGTTTTGACCATCAATGCTTAAAAACTCTGCGACATAACCATTTAATCCAGATACGCCAGTTGTTAAAACTTTTGCAGTTGAGCCAGTATGCCAGTTGAAACTAGCATTTAAATTTGGGTATCTTGACGCACCAGCACCAACAGACCAAGTTGAAAGACTCCAAAGTTCACCATTTATATAGAGTTTAACACGGTCAGAAGCTGTCGCTTGTGTGCTGTCAAGGATTAGCGCAAAATGATAAAAAGCTGATGGGTCTCTGTGCAATCTATCTGAGGTTGTTGAGGTTACTTGCCACCCACCACTGCCAGCACCAAAGTCATAAAGATACGTAGTGCCATCAGTGTTAAGCCTAATCATTAGACCACTACCACCACCATAGATAGCATGTTCGGCGTTTGGTGAATTTAATGACCTTTTATACCAAAAACTGATAGTTACTTTTTTACGGTCAGTTGCCGTTGGAAAAGAGGAGGAAACCGTTAGGTTTTGAGTTACGCCATTTTGTAGACGCAAAGACTGGTCAATGGCATGACTACCTAAAATTCCACCGCCAGCTAACGCCCCACCCGGCGCACCCGCACCGCCTAGTCCAGCACCATTTGCTTGAAGAATACTCATATTATGTTAATGCCCCTGATACAGAAACCAAAACTCTATTGTCACCCGTTGCAGCCTTTACAAAGTAGGCCAAGTGATACACCCCAGCAGTAGCAAGTGCCGTTAGTGCATCTGCGTTGATAGCCACCATAGCGTTGGCAGAAATTGTGCCGCCGCCAGTAGTTAAGAAGATGTTACCTGATTGACCTGCTACAGTGTTGCTAAAGGTAAGTTCATCATCACCTGTTGTAGTAGCTTGGAAGTTGGTGTTGTCGGTCAAGTCAAAGGTAATTACATTGCTAGATGGTGAGTCGGTTGTGATGGCATTACTTCCGTCAGAACTCAAAGCGCGGCCTATTACCTGCACACCATTCGAAATGGTTTCAAACTTCTTATCGTTGTCAAAGTACAAGTCAACACCATCGTTTACATCCATAGTGATGTACGTTTCGGTGCCCGTATCGCTGCGAAGCGTAATACCGTCACCTTGAACGTTCAACTCGCCTGTGTTGTTTTCAATGAAGCTGTCTGTACCGTTGTGATATAGCTGCAAGTCGGTTCCGGCACCGATGTTCAAGTTATCGCTATCGCCAAGAACCAGCCCGTCGGATGTTACTGTACCAGTAATACTGACATTGCCTGTACCAGTAATATCGTTGCTGTTAAGATCGAGGTTGCCACCAAGCTGTGGCGTAGTATCGTCAACAACATCAGTTATCGCTCCTAGATCATCGTTGAAACCTGACAAAGCAATGTTGGCCTTAGTCAGCTTCTTTTGATTTCCGGCTGCATCGACTACAGCAAAGAAATCACCGTCACCGTCTGAAACCGACGTGGTGAGTTCGTTCAAGTCGAGAGACAGGGTGTGCGAAGTTCCTTCTCCGGTTGCAGCCCCGGTAGAAGCAAGACCTGTACCTGCAGTGATGTCCTGTACGTAATCATTGGTTGTGTCCGTACCCAAAGCAACTGAGTTAGGCTGGATTGTAGCTGTGCCTGTTACGTTGCCTGAACCGTCAAATGAGGCAGATGTCCATACCACATCGCCTGTCATTCCGATTGTGCGTCCTGTTGCAAGAGCAGTAGCTGTATCGGCATTGCCAGTCACGTTACCAGTTACATTACCTGTAACATTGCCTGTTACGTTACCAGTTACGTTTCCCGTGAGAGCCGCTGTTACTGTCCCCGCAGAAAAGTCACCACTTGCATCCCTAAATACAATGGTACTTGCTGTGTTGGCGTCGGTTGCATTCGAAGTAACAGTAAAAGTCCCGGCTTCTGCATTCACAGATCCACTCAGACCGTTGCCTGACGTTGCCCCCTGTTCCACGTAGGAGCCTGTAGTTTTGGTTCCTAGTGCAACGGAGTTTGCTGCAACCTGTGTCGCCGTAACAGAATTAGCCGCCAAACCACTAGATGTGATAGGCGGTCCCTCTCCTGTTGTTCCATCGTGGCTGTGACCTGTGGAGCCGTTGAACGCAGCTACAATTGCGTCGAACTCACCATCCAAATCAGCAGCGTTAATAACGTTACCATCTGCAATGTTGTTTGGGGTATCGTTACGAGTATATCCTGTACCCATATCTATTATCTCCTTCCATAGAGTCCGTATTGTATGGACGCGGAGTCTATGGTAAATGTCGAGTCGGTTGTTTGACCTAGTGTTTCGTATAGGATTGATACGGTAAATCCTGAACCCGTTACTGGCTCTTCGTAAATGTATCGGGCTTTATTGCCGTACGAAGATGTGCCATATACACCTGCACCGTAAACAACAGAACTTGCACTTGCATTGTTTAAGGTAACTGGTAATGGTTGCACCGAACCTGTCTGGTCAAAGTCATACTTGATTGACATTTGCAGTTCAAATGCACCGTCTGCATCGATGTAACTTGTGTTACGGAATACTGTCTTTCTCAAGTTAGGGTCTTGAAGCGGAACATACGGGGTTGCAAATGTTGCCGTGATGTTAGTTCCGTCGAAAGTATTACCCTGTTCCATTCGATACAGGTAGTTTAGTTCGTTTCCAAAGTAAATGAATTCTGTGTTGCCATCGTATTCACTAAAGGTACTGTATGCCTTTATACCGCGAATATCATTCCAAGAGATACCTTCCTGTAGTTGCGTCCCAGCAATCGACTTTGCTCCAGAAGTCTGGTACGTTGCGTTGTATCCAAAAATACGATACTGGCTTTTTTCTCTAATAACTACGCTACTAAAAGAAGAACTGCTAGATATCAAATCTAACATGTCTGTCTGTATAGGTTTAGATATTACCCCTAATGCAAAGTCGCCTACACGATCCGTAGCTGAAAAAGTACGCAAACCGTCTGGGCCTAAAAATATAATGTCACCGCCAATTTCTTGAATTGTATCTTCCGCTACACAGCCCAAGTCTCGTGAAACAGGCTGAAGGGCAAAGTCTGCTACACTATTACCAACCAGTCTGTTTATCTTGTTTTCACTAAAAATAACTAATTGTTCACGAAATACAATTAATCCAGTTATATTGTCAGCTATGTTTATTATACCACCACCAGACGCACTTGTAAAGTCCGTATCGCTATATGGTGCAGAAAAAATAAGGTTTTTGCCTTTTCCAAGAAAGATGTGATTCTTAAAATTAACTATGTGGGTACATCCTAACGTATCGTTAGGCAGTCCGGTTTCTTCTTGGAAGGTACTGTTATCAAAGGTAAATGGTTTGTTTCCTGTGTCGCCATCGACAACCATAAACTTTTCAGTACCGTCGAAGTCATACTTTAAGAAACGAACCTTGCTAGATCCAGAGCCTATGTTAATGCCTGTACTGCTAAATGTAGCGTTATCAGTTATTTCCGTCCAGCCTGAACCTGCAGATCTAAAAATGCCATCGCCCCGTGCCACGTAAACATTATCACGGTAACGAAGAATACCACGAATAACCCCGGAGTTTGGTATGTCATTTGAATCATACTTTTCAAACCCTTCAATACGGCGGTATCCACCAAAAACCGACGGTTCAAAGTTTCGTAATATCCGTGCACTTCCGGGGGCTGTGATACCATGCTGCAACTGAGACAGGTTCGTTATTAAGCCGCCCTTCAATTCGAATATGTTGGTATTCCAACGATCTGGCATCTATATAGCCCTTGCGTATACATTTTCGTTTACGTTCTGTACCCGCATACGTTTGATACCAGACTCAAATTTTTGAAATGACACACGTGCTGACTCTAAATTGTCACGGAACATATATGCGTAGTACATGCCCCCGTCTACAATTACGTGTCTATAACGAAACGGAATAGTGGGAACATCTGTAGCGTTAGTTAAATCTGCAGGAAACATGTAATACTCGTATTTAATCGAATAGGCTGCATCTGGTATGGGTGCAAAAATAATATCGCTATCTTGTGCACGAACGACGTATTCTGGTGCAGACCCTTGAGATGCGGTTTTGTATTCTTCGTCAATAAACCGACTCACATATTCGTCATACGATAATTGTGTTAGTTTACGGGCACTTTCAACTAAGGGCGTGGTGCTTCTTTGTAGCCTAACTGTATCAAAATCAACATACTTAGAATTGGTAGGCAAAGGGTATCGTAGTTGTCCAGCAGTTAAGGTTATTGTATCAAAATTGTGATTAAATGGGAATGCAAAGTGAGACTGGTTTATATCCCGAATAGCTGCGTTTACAGAATCTTTCAATTGAGAAAAAACACCTGCGGCAGTAGCGAAGTTGGCAGCAGTTAGTTCTGTCTCGTTCAACCGACGGGCAATATCATTTGTTAGTCCCAAAAAATCGTATGCCATCTAGTTTTTCTCCACGACACGAATCCGTGCTTCCTGCTCAAATATAGTCGAGATGCTTGTCGTCATCCGGCAAATAATATTGTATTCTTGAAAGTTGGTTCCCAAGCCCAAGTACAAAGTAGCTACCGTATCGGTGTTTGTGTTTGTTACGTGCTGAAGCCCGTTTACAATATCCCCTTGTGCAAAAGTTATAAACGAATTTGTTGTTGCATCGTAGACCTTCCAAGCGACACTACTGATTGTGTGTTCTTCCAGAATATTAGTCCAGTCGATAGAATAATCTACCTGATCATCTGGATCTTTATCTTGCCACTTGATAGACATTGTTATGCAACCCTTCTTGCTTGTGATGGGGTTAGTATGAATGTTCGAACTTTACTATATCCAAGTACAGGAATGACTAAGTTTACGCCCGTGTACGTTCCTGCTCCGATAGATCCTGTCATACCCACGGATGTAACACGATGGCTGTTTGAAAAGGTAAAACTACCAACAAATCCTGTAGCACTAACACCAGTAATACCTTCGTCTGAGTTTTCGAATACGGTGTTGACAGAGCCTGTTGCAGATACGCCTACAAGGATGGTTCCCGGATTAGCACGTAGGCTCCCTACGCTTCCAGTTGCTGATACACCGTCTACAACTTTGTTTTGCGATGGGCCACTAGCTGTAACACCACCTGTTTCGGCTGTAGCCGATACGCCAACAAGACGCTCTGATATGTCAATTTCGAATCCGTTGACAGCTACAGTTTGAACTTGGCCTGTGCCTGAAACACCCGTTAAAGTTACCAAGCTTGGGACTACGCCGTATTCAGCTTTTCCGTATTCCCCCGTGCCGTACTTAGCAACAAAAGCGGAATCAAAAGCAACACTTATAGTATTGCCCATAGAATTGCCGTGAACAGTACAGTAATACCTTAGTTCTACAGGGGTAGCAGCCCCTACAATTATCTGTACTTCAGCCCCTGCCTGACCCGCTGCGTTTGTTACGCTAACGTCAGTATTATAAATAGCCCCTGAACCATCTTTAAATCTAAGCGGATGACCAGAGTTACTACTATCTGATAGGTCAAAAACGTATGTATTACCTCTACTAAAACTTAGCGTCGGATTAGGAGAACCATCTATGTAATAGACGTTTCCTGATCCGGAATTCGCTACAGTAACAGTATAGGTAATTGTAGCCATGTTAGGCTATCCGAATAACAGCGTTACTTGCGTCGGCTGCAGGGAATTCAATAGTCAAGTCACCTGCTGAAGCACTAACTGTGCCGCCAAAGTCGATTACAGCAATTGCTGCATTACTTGCGGCAGTGTTGTAGATGATACAACCATCGGCAGACAAGGTTACGTTGGTAAATACTTCATCTGTAAAATCAACGATTGCAGTAGTACCATCTGTTGAGATGGTTGCACCGTCAAGAACTTGACCACCAGCAGTGTAGCCAGTTCCGCTTGCTTCGTCAGAGTTGCCTGTTACATCTGAATAGTTGGTTGTTGCTGCACCGTAAGTTCCGGTAGGGGAAGCTTTGATCAGTGCAAGTTTAAGAGAGTCTGTGTCGAGGTCGTGCGTACCGCCCAAAAGTTCAGACTTGAACGACGTGCACATCGCGGTTGTGATTGCCATTGGGTTACTCCTTCAGGGCAGTTAACGATTTGGTTCGTAAAATTCTTCGGCTGCTACTACTACCGTAAGTGTATCTACTGTACCTGCAGCAACTATAATCTTGTCTCCTTCATGGCAGTACAAGGGTTTGTCTACTGTAAATACAGACTCGCTACCCTTACCTACCACAGCATGTGAAGAAAACAATGTGTGAGTGGTCGTAGTATCAGCTTCGTAAAATTTTAAGGTGTAGTTACGGTTGCTGCTGTCACTATTAGTAATTAAAACATGTTCAATGTGAGAGGAAAAGTTAGTGGGGACAACATAACAGTCTGTGTCACTTGTAGTTGACAGAGCCGTTGCATGAGTTACAAACTTAGAACCTCCAGATAATACAGGCATCAGTTTACTTTCTTACTATGATGTATTTATTTTTACCAACTTGTTTCAGGTCTTTGCTTTTTAGTACAGCAGGTGGGGATGTTCGCCTCATGCACTGAGGTTTTAGGATTTGGGATCTAATAAGCTTAACACTGTTCTGTGTTTTTTCCAAAACCAATCCCCTACTTTTGTAAACGGTTTACCTGCATACAAAAAACTAAAACCGACGCATTTAATCAAATAGCGACGGGCGGATGTCATAGTCATCCTCAAGCCAATCAAGGGTACATAGGCGGTAATGCGCTTCAGACCAGTCTTTAACAGCCTTGTCCATAGCAAGTAGGTCATTTTTAGAGTTTTTAAAAACATATTCTGCTGTCTTCTTTTTTGATTCATAGGTGTGGCGGAGAGCGTCTATTGCAAGTTTGTCCATGTTAATCCCCTTCGAACTTATTATAGACTAAAAATGTAAATTAGTCAAGTTATTTCGGAAGAAGGGCAATAGCTGCGAATAATAACCCGGCTGCTGTTGCTACAATTAAGCTAATCAAAGCAGACTGTTTTAAACCTTCGACGAACTCTTCGTGTTCCTGTTGCGCTTTTATTTTAGCTTGTCGCTCTGCTTCTTTTGCTTCTTGTATGCGTCGTGCACGTTCATCAACGATGCCCTGCCAAGTTCCGGGACCAAACCTCATGTCAAC